CGCACGCTAGTTGAAAATGGGTTCATCCCAGGCTTCCTAGATTTCGCCATGTCGTCAACGGGTTGTTTTGATCAATTGAATTAGTCTCAGCAAACATCATAGGGCGCGGAAGGTCGATTTGGATCGGCGTGGAATACTCGGCTTCGAGCTCCTCCTGGAGGTCAGGCAGCAGACCAAAGGCAAGATAAAATGAATACCTGCCCCTGTCTGTGATGACCCCAGGTCGGACGCCCTTGGCCAGATACCCCATGCCCGACTCCCAAACCAAACCCCCTGCGCCCTGCGGTGCTGCCTTACCCAGCCGGATAAGCTGACGGTACCAGGCATCCCACACTGGGACTCCACTAGTCAAAGCGGCTCCACAAACACCAATGGTGTGGATCCAGTAGGCAAAGGATGCCGGGTTGTCCCACGACATAAGGCTAACGCAGTCCTTGGACATAGCTGTGCGGGGATCTCGGACCATCCTATATGATCCATCAACCCACACCGGTGAGCATTGGCAAAACACCACTCGCTCCAACACGTCCACAACCGCCTCCTTAGTCAGGGTAAACCCGAAATCCAGAAACCACTGGTCTATACCATCAAGCTTGTGCAAATCACCCCGCTCAAGGAACAACACACAGTCATCGCCATTGTTAGCTAGCCGGACGACACACCCGACATGCTCGCAATAGGCGAGAACTATGCTGCTCATGAGGAGACAATTGCCCATGCCCGTGTTGATGTCCCCAGACATACGACACCCGACAACGTCATAATCCACACGTCGACCCTCAACACGAGCCACCCCATGATTGCGCAATTGCATCCGGAGTAACCTCCTAAGTTCCACAGACCTGAAAACACTGTTATAAATACTGTGTTCCCACTCCAAGGCTTCTTTGGAGACGTGTTGGTCGAACCGGCTGGCATCAAGGCCTACAGCAACAGGATCCCGAAAGGCTTGCCAATTTTCCTGCATCTGTTCCCCTTGTTGATCAGCATTCAAACCCTTGACAATCACGCGATATCCGAAGACACGCTTGAACCCCACGCACAACTCCCGTTCAAACATCTTAAGGTAACATCCAACCTTTAGATTGAACCTAGGGCTACGTGGCTGTATGACTCGCGGAGCAGGGTCAACCTTTTCACTAAGGTTGACCTTCTCAGCCTTGACAAATGTGTTCACCCAAGCATCCTTGAGATGCAAAGCCTCCTGCTTAAGGCTCTCAAAGGCCCGGCTATAAATGCCCCGCTTGCGCCCATTGTACAGAGAGGAATAATCTTCCTCAGGTACAACGGGGGTCGAGGTCAGGACACGCAATAGCCGGTTCCTGAGTTTCCCCAGTCTTGAGTTGAATACACCTGGTTTGGGCTGAGGGGGTCGATTAAGCCCCCCATTGCGGGAAACGTAAAATACGCGTTCCACAATGCCACGAGCCAAGTTCCTCATCGAAGACAGATGGACACCAAAGCTGACCCCAGTTCCCAAGCCAGCCAGGTATCGCACTGTCCGTCTACCCTTATCTACCCAACCAATACATTCCCGGACCCGCAACCGTGGATGGGCGGAATGATCAACGCCCGTTTCCACGCCGGGAAGAATGGCTGGGCACCCCTAGCGGGGGCCACCAACCATGGCACGACGATTCGCCACGGCCGGATCTGCAGCAAACCCACCTGCTGCTATATCAGTAGCCAGGGGAACCAGGCACAATTCCACAATAAGGGGAGCCAAATGGGCACGGTCGCAAGCCCGCATATCTTCAATAGCGAGCAAACGCTTCCGGACCCAACTGGCCGCCACCATCTTGTTGGCACCATTATACCTGAGACACCCGAATTCACTCTTAAACTCGTAGGCCAAATTGCGTTGGAAGGGGGTAAATCTTCCAAGCTCTTTGGTGGTGTCATCCCCATCCATGGCATCAAGCACATCCTGGTGCAGTGAAACACCAGGCCGCCTAAGCCAAAACCACACGCACACGAACGCAATCAATAAGAAGACGATGAGCATGTTGGAGGCGAT